GTAAAGGCTATCCGTTCAGCAATCTCTTCGATAAACGGAGTGTATAACTCTGGGTTATTTACAAAAGGTTTTAATGTATTGTTCACGACTAGTTTCATTGTACCTGTTGTTGTTCGCCAGTATTACCTGAGAAGCCCTGTTCTCCTGGTGTAGGAGCTGTGCCAGTACCTATGGTACCACCCCCGCTACCTTGAGTGTCCTTTACCTGTGCGCCAGCAGGAGCGCCTTGAGGTGGTGCTACCCCTGGCTCTGGTGCTGGTGGTGGGTTAGCTGCTTGAAACTCTTTTAGAATCTCAGCTTGGACTGCTGCCTGTGCCATGTTGTTGCCAACCTTATCAGGGTCAAGGTCCATAGACTTAGCAATCTCACGTACAATGTAATCCATACGTGCAAATGGTGCTAGTGCAGGATTCTGTACAACTTGCAAGAACTGCATCAAGCGTTGACTACGTACTTCGTTAGCCATTAGGCTTTCAGTACCACGAGCTTTTACTTCAAGGTCACCTTTGATTTCTGCATCAAAGTTAAACTGCATATTAAAGTTAAAAAATGCTTTGCCTAGTGGTGCTAGTAGGTAGTCGTCAATGTTTTTAACTACGTTACGGATAGAGCCGTTGGCAGCAGACATAAGCATAGAGATGCCAGAGGCAGTACGACCAACACCTGTAACTCCTGTTTGACCATGTGCGAAAGATGGGAATCCAGTTGACTCATCAGATAGCACCCTTGCCTTATCAAACATTTGCATATTTTCGTTAGATACGTTAGGGAACTTGGTGCCAAAGATAGCTTGACCAGGTGCCCCTCCCTGTCTCCTGAACACCTTCCCTGGATACACGGAGAGGTCTTGCCCTGGGACGAGGTTAGTCTCGTCTATTTCAATCAGCAAGTTACCTGACAGTGCTGCATTGTCCACTGCCATACGCATAAATCCATTCATCAGAGTTTGTGTATCATCCATGTTTTCTGCAATACCTACACCAAAGATGCTATAAGGGTTCATCTCAAATGGTGATGCAAAGTATGGTATGTACGCTGGAGTAAAGGGGTTCATTACTAAACGTAGAACTTGTCCGTTACAGATCCAAGCATTTACACTCAGTTGCTCTGAGTCTTTTAAGTCGTCAGGAATATCAATAGATTGTTCTTGTAATATTTCTGTATCTACAAAACCCCAGAACTCTAGAACTTCAAAGCGATCTGCTTGATCTTGTTCTGAGTTGTCTTCCATTACGTGTTCCCACCACTCTTTGTTGTAGGACTCACCAAGACGTAATGCATTATCAATTGCATTCTCACGGAAGTATGGACGGTTCTTTAGAGCACGAACTTGTGAACGAGACATCTTGTGACGTTCTACAATATACTCTGCCTCTTCCATAGTAGCTGCATCTGGATCGGGGTAAAAGTTCCAGATAGACACAGAAGTAGTTTGTGGGATAGTCTTAAACACAGGAGAGTAGTTGCCTTCTTCATCCCAGTTGGCATACTCTTTATCTACAGCAAATGGACCTTTCATAATACCAGTACCAAACAATGCTGTTTCAAATGCTGCAGCACGAAGATGTTTCTTAGCGTGAGACTCTTCTAGCTGATCATGTATCTTTTTCTCCATCTTTTTTGCAGCAGCTTCTGCTGGATGAAACTGTGGAGAAGTTGGTGTCTTAGCAGGTCCAGACTTAAGATCATCTATAACAGGATCAAGTGCAGTCTTCATTCCTGAAAGACGTTCCCTAAACTCAGGGTAGGTTTCACCAGGAAGTAGGTCAGGCATTCCTTCTTCTGCTTTACGTTGATCTGGATTAGACTCAAAGTGTACAGTTTCTTCTACACCATCTGGAAGAACGGTAGGATCAATAGTAATAGGAAACTTGTTGCCACCAAAGAGTACTTCTGCAATCTGACCATATGCAGCTAATACTTTAGTCTTAGTTACTTTGACAAAGACTTGTGATTTTTCTGTAGAAGTAAACTGAACATCAGGTCCATAGATACCACGGTAGTTACGGTAAGCTTGAATCCAACGTTGCTCATCAAGTTCTCGTGCAGTTTCAGCCTTTGAGTATTTTTCTTTAACAAACTTAACAATCTGTCCAGCTGCTGGATCGGAATAGTCTTCTTCTTTTACATCTTCAATGGATGAAGTTTCCTCCATGTCCATCATCATATCTTCAAATTCTTCTTCCATATCTTATCCTTAATAGCCAAAGGTTGCGTCTGAAACTTGAAACCCTGTGCGATGATTGTTTGCATCAAAGTCAAACAGGTTACTGCGTGGTCTAGTCATTATACCGTACCTAAGAGCATCGTACAAGTGATCTTCTGCATGTGTATCTACATCCTCAGGATTATTTTTGTCTAAGGGTATAGCAGGTATTTGAGAAATAGTATTAGTGCAATTATTAAAAAAGACCATTCTAGGTTCTTCAGTAAACTCATCCATCTGTAAGCGTCTATGTATTTCGTTTTTACCAGCTACACGAGAGCCTCTAGATCTATCTGAGGGTCTCCAACGGCAACCCTTCATGATCATCTGTTCAGCCAGTGATGGCCCAGTATCACCACGATTATGCCATAAACTAGAATCCAAAACACCATAACGTATCTTTTCACCATCTTCTGCTTCTAGTATTAGGTCTGCTAAATCTGTAGCAGTAACCTTGGAAACATACATTTCTCTGTAAATAATTAACTGTTCGGAAGGACTAACGGTAAACCAGAGTACACCTGTAGCAGATCCATAACCATAGTCACAAGCTCTAAACTTTACCCAGCTGCTAGGTATATCAAAAGGTTCTACTACATGTTCTTTACGATTAAACTCTGGGAAGGCTGCACCTTCGTTAATATCCCAGTCACCTTCTAGTAGCTGCCTTCGCTGATGCTCAGGTAACGACAGAAGATTAGCCTCATACATGCCATCATCTGCTAGGTAAGGATTATCGAATAAGGTAGCAGGTATAAACCTACGTTTAAACAGTGGTTCACCTTCTCTAGTGTGACCTTTTGGCCAGCATATAACTTCACCACTATCTGTATCCGTTGCCCAAAATGCTTCACTAGGAGTGCTAGGATCAATAAAGGTCTTTTTAACCCACTGATGTCCTGGACCTCCAGGGTTGCTAGTAGCTCTCATGTAGAGTGGTAGGCCACTAGCTTTAGTTGTTCTAAGTCGTGACCTCATGTAGTTCCAAGGGTATGGTGTAGGCCACTGTGTAAGTTCGTCAAAGCCAATCCAGTTAAAGGCCTGACCTTGGTATCTCATAACGTCATCGTCACGGTCTAGGTAAGACATCCAAAGAGTTGCACCACTAGGGGCTACCCAAGTCTTATCTCGTTCCATAAACTTAATTCCAGGGATAGCTTTAGGATAAAGCTGCTTGGATACTGAAATAAGTTCTCTAAGTTCTTCTGTGCTTCTACGTACTAGGAGCATCCTAGCATTAGGGTTACCTAGATAACGAACAGGATCAGCCACCATAGCATAAGACTTACCTCCACCAGCTGATCCTCCGTAAAGTACTTCTTGCTCTGTAGATGCAAGGAAGTCTGTCTGTGGTCCCTCATTGGGTTCAAAGATGACTTCACGAGCTATTTCTTCATAGTCTAAAGCTTCAGGCTTAGGCTGGGCTGGACTCTTCTCTACCACCACGGATTTGGGCTTCGATTTTTTCTGCTTTGTCGAGCGCCGCTTTGTATCGCTCGGCAAGGTAGCGTTGGTTTGCAGCTTCTCTCTTACGCTTCTGCTCAAGTCTAACTCTCTTATATAGTCCTACATGTGATATATGCCGGCCTGACTGATCACTTAACCAATTGGCTACATCACGATAACTGTACTGCTTTAGGTGTTTTTTTGCTTGTTCGTACAGTTCTAGTTCTTCTGGGATAGGTATAATAATATCTTTATCATCTGGATCTTGTGAGTACCCAAATGGTACTTGTCTACCTACTCTTACTACTGGGTGCCAAACATAGCCACTTTCGGTTTTGTCAGGCTTTGGAAGTTTCCAAGTTTTATCAAGCTTCATTTTCTTTAGGGGGTAAAATAAACAGTGGGCTTTCTGATCTGACTTCTACCTTGTCGGTCTTTACAAAACCAGCACGGTCTAAGAAGTCTTTAGCAGCAGCCATCTTCTCTTTATTACCTAAGTCTGTTGGGTTAGTCATAACGTTCATCAAAGACCAAACAGCACGAGGGCCATTGGTAGCAATAAAGTCACGGGTACGATTAGCTATTTCATCCTTTAAAGGAGCCATAACTCTCGTTGATGACTCCCCTTGGGCATATCCTGCAATCTTAAGTGCTCGTACTGGATCACCTTCGGCTTCACCAAATAGTGCATCAAGAAACTTTTGTTGCTTTTCCGTCATGTAATTTTCCTATGAGGTTTCACTTTGGCTTTGATCTTTTTAGGCTGAGCCACAAACTGCTTACCTGCCTTAGTGCCTTTTCGTTTTGCTCGTGATGTAGCGGCATACTCAGAAGAACTAAGAGACTTAATAGCCTTCTCAGGTAAATACCTTTCGCCTGTAGCCTTGGAACCTTGCGTTGATGGTTTACCACTCTTGGTTCTCCACTTCTGCTTAGTCCAAGACTTTAGGCTCTTTTGTGATTTAGCTAATGCCATTCAGTTGCTTGGGAGGACTTCAACTCTTATATCCTCCCCCTTTCGCTTTATATTGTTTAGCGACCATTTGGGCTTTCCTGGCGGACCATTGCCCGGGCTTTCCACCTTTTCCGCCAGCTTTGACGGAAGCAACAAGGCGCTTACGCATACTAGGCTTAGTATAATTACCCGCTGCATTAACCGTAGATTTTTTGCCTGATTTCACCTCTACTGATCCCCATGTCATGCAGCTCTTTGTCACTCAAGTTCATGAGTATCCAATAGTCTGCTCGTCGTTGTTGATTCTTTTGAATTGCTTTTAAAATATTCTTAAACATAGCACCACTCCTTTTATTTGTGCAAGAGTAGTTTTACATAAATAGTTATATCATACTATAGATAAGATTGCAACCCCGTTATGCATTATCTGTTGGGGTCAAAGTATTCTTCTACTGAAACAATTACTTCCATAGTGTTAGTAGTTTCACCGTATACCATAATCTTATCACCTGAATGTAAGTTAAAGTACCCACCATTTACTAAATTAGTTACAGAGTGTCCTGCCATACTCAGTCCATTAGCTATGTAGTGATACGCATTATCTTCAGCATGGTAGAACTGTACATAGACTTTCTTAGTGGATGTGTTGTTATTACTAATGTGTAGATACCTAGTAATAGCACTAAAGTTAGCAGGGCAAGTATACACAGCAGTAGCACTAGCATCTGCCGAAGTAGATGCAATAGTGTACCCTTGTGTATAAAACTTAGACTTACTTAGATCAGGCATTTATTTTTT